CACGAGACGGTGGCCATGGGCTTCTCGATCACCGAAGAAGCTATGGAAGACAACCTGTACGACTCGCTCTCGGCTCGCTACACCAAGGCGCTCGCTCGCGCCATGGCGTACACCAAGCAGGTCAAGGCTGCTTCGCTGCTGAACACGGGCTTCACCACCTTCACCTCGGGTGACGGCGTGACTCTGTTCAACTCGGCGCACCCCACCGTTGCTGGCGGCACCAACGCCAACCGTCCTTCGGTTGACGCCGACCTCAACGAGACCTCGCTGGAACAAGCGGTTATCGACATCGCTGCTTACAAAGACGAACGCGGTCTGCTGATCGCTGCCCGTCCGCGCAAGCTGATTGTTCCGCCGAGCCTGATGTTCGTTGCAACTCGTCTGCTGCAGACCGAGCTGCGCGTCGGCACCGCCGACAACGACATCAACGCGCTGAACACCAACGGGTCGATCCCCGAGGGTTACCGCGTTAACCACTACCTGACGGACAATGACGCGTGGTACCTCACCACCGACATCCCGAACGGTATGAAGCACTTCGTCCGTGTCGCTATGTCGACGTCAATGGATGGTGATTTTGACACCGGCAACGTTCGCTATAAGGCTCGTGAGCGCTATTCGTTTGGCGTTTCCGACCCGTTGGCGATGTACGCCTCGCCCGGCGCATAACCCCCTACATACCCTCCGGGTATGTAGTGAAAGGTCCACTTCGGTGGGCCTTTCTTTTTTGTTCTTCCCCGTGTACAATCCGCGCAGGGTAACATCAGCCACGCAGACAGGACGCCCGACCTGACGATGCACAGACTGCGCGGCGAATCCTTGTGCAAGGGGTAAGGCAATGGCCAACACGACCTTCTCGGGTCCGGTCCGTTCTCAGAACGGCTTTCAGACAATCTCGCAAAACACGACCACTGGCGCTGAAACCCTCACCGGGTCATTCGGCTTTGGCATCGCAAACCCTGCTGGCGTCGGCATCACTGGCGGAACTGGCACGGTGTACGAAACTTCTGTTGCCCGCAACAACGGCATCGTAACGACCTCCATCATGCTCGACCTGACTGGCCTTTCCTCTGGCGGAACGGCTGGCGACATTATTGGCACCAACGGTGCTGGTGTGGCTTACATTGCTCGGGTTACAGCCGCAGACAATGGCACTGTTTTCGGCGTGCGGATGACATGCTACGAAACCCCGGCTGGTGGCGACACCGACATCGACCTGTACTCGGCAACCGAAGGCACGGGCGTTGAGGACGTGGCAATCACCACTTTGGCTGAAACTCAGATCATCAACTCCGGGACTTTGGCTGTCGGTTCGGCTGTCTACGGCGGCACCATCGTTGCCGATCAGTACCTCTATCTGGTTGGTCAGGGCACTTCGAACGCGACCTACACCGCGGGTCGCCTGCTGATCGAAATCTTCGGCTACGACGCCTAATAGGAGGCCCGCATGGCCGACGAATATGACGTAAGCTCTAAACGCCTGACGGGCACAGGTGCGGCTTCGATTGGTCGTGCCCGTATTCGTCAGGTTGTGGCGACCTTCTCCGGTGCAGGCCGGATCACGCTGACGTCCGGCAACGGCGGAGCAACCAAGATGGACTTGGACTTCGCCGCGGCTGGCACATACGACATCTTCATTCCGGGGACGGGGGTTCTGTTCGACGCAGACCCATATGTGGCAACCGCCACAAACCTTACCGCAATGACGATCTTCTGGTCGTAAGGAGAAACGAATGGCTCGGGAGCTATCATCCATCTCTCGGTTCGGGCTCACCGAGCCATTCGAGCTTCAAGTAGGCCGTGGTCAGATCACAGGCCACAGCGTCGTGCATGTCTTTGGCCACAACCCGGATGTGGACACCAGCGAAGTGACGATCTGGCCAGCCCTCGGCCTTTTGGTTCACCCTGCCGCTCCGACGATTATGAAGATCAGCTCCTCAAGCGCCGACGATACGTCTGCCGGAACCGGGGCCCGCACGGTCTACATCCTCGGCATCAACGGCACGGGCGGTTACGTCTCCGAGACGGTCACTCTGAACGGCCAGACGGCGGTCAACACCGTCCATGAGTACGACGCCATCGAGACCATGAGCGTGGTGTCCGTTGGTTCTGGCGGCGTGAACGCAGGCATCATCTATGCTGGCACTGGGACAGTCACCGCGGGCGTTCCTGCGGTCCCGTACAGCGCGATTGGCATCGGGGACAACGTGTCTCTTGTTGGTCACTGGACCTGCCCGACTGGATACACCGGATACCTTGTGTTCGGCAGCATCACCAGCGGAACGACAACCGCCAACCAGTACATCACGGCCCGCCTCAAGCTTCGCGCTCAGGACAACATTGTACGTACTGCCGCGATCACCACCCTGCACTACGGCACCTCCGATTACGACTTCGCATACCCCGTCAAGGTCATGGCTGGCGAGTGCATCACTGCCACCGCTGAGGGTTCCGGGAATAACAACGACGTCTCGTCGTACTTTCAGATTATCCTAGTGAGGAACGCTGAATAATGGCTAAAACTCCCGCATGGACCCGCAAAGCCGGACAGGACCCGAAAGGGGGCCTGAACGCCAAGGGGCGGGCGTCAGCCAAGGCTCAGGGCATGAACCTCAAGCCCCCGGCACCGAACCCTAAGACCAAGAAGGACGCAGCACGGCGCAAGTCGTTCTGCGCCCGCATGGGCGGCATGCCCGGCCCCATGAAGGACGAAAAAGGTAAACCCACACGCAAGGCGCTCTCGCTGCGCGCTTGGAACTGCTAGGAGACTCCCATGAAGGGCAAGACCAAAACCACCCGCGCCGCAACGACTGTGAACAAGGCTCCATCGAAGCCTAAGAAGACGTACACCACCGCTGGTGGGGCGCAGCAGTATGTCAGGGGTAATACCTACGACGAGCGCAGCGACAACGTGCTGAAGGCAAAAAAGTCGGCGCTTTACCAGCCGGAATTTAATAAAGCCTTGAGCAACTCCTTGGGCGCAGTGGGGTCGGCGCAACAGTCTCGCGAGATCAAGGCTATCGTCGGCCCCAAGAAGGCTAAGACGAACAGCAGCGTGCGAATGTATGATCGCATGGAGCGTGAGGATATGGCTCGCGCCAAGCCCAAGCCCAAGAAGTGAGCGCACCATGCCCATGAATAAAAAACCAACCCCGAAAGCGACGCCCAAGGGCGCAAGGCAGTTCGATAAGGGTGACCGCGATAAGATGAAAATCTATGGCGATATCCCAGACCCAAGACCGAGGGGGCGCGTCTACACTCCCGAATTGCTTGGTGCCGCAAAAAAGCTGCGCACTAAAAAAGGGGTATAGACATGCCGCTGAACGCCAAAGGCAAGAAGATCAAGGCCGCGATGGCCAAACAGTATGGCAAGGAGCGCGGTGAGCGCGTCTTCTACGCCGCTGAGAACAAAGGCTCTATCAAGGGCGTAGCCAAGAAGGGGAAGAAGAAATGATGGGACGTATGAACATGGGCCAGCAGATCGCAAATGCTCCCGCCTCGCGCCTGCCGGTTGTCACTCAGCTGGATAAAGCCCGTGCCATGGCTACGCCAATGAAAAAGGGCGGCATGGTCAAAGGCTACGCCAAAGGCGGCAAGGCCAAGAAGATGGATGGCTGCTGCATGAAGGGCCACACTAGAGGGATGATGAAATAATGGCCAAGAAAACAACGCCGAAAGCAGAGGTGCAGGTGAACACTGTCGCGGTCGAGCAGGCCGCGGAGTTCTCGCCGTGCAATCAGTGTGGCAACCCGGGTGACTGCGCCCGCGCATCCAAGTGTGTGCGGGGTTTTAAGTAGCCATGGGTCGTACCAACGAGAAGCTCTGGGAACAGTCCAAGGCGCAAGCCAAGGCTAAGATGGGCGGGAAACACTCCGCCCGGGCTATGCAGCTCGCTGGGAAAATCTACAAAGAGAAGGGCGGCGGTTACTCTGGTGAGAAGACTGCCGCTCAAAAGTCTTTGTCCAAGTGGGGTAAGGAAGACTGGGGCACCAAGAGCGGTAAGCCCTCTGGCAAGACCGGGGAGCGTTACCTGCCTAAAAAGGCTCGTGACGCCCTGAGCCCCGCAGAGTATGCTGCCACCACCCGCGCTAAGCGCGAGGGCACCGCCAAGGGCAAGCAGTTCGTGGCTCAGCCGAAACGTATCGCGAAGAAGACCGCGAAATTCAGGGACTAAACCATGGCCGTCATCGTACCCGATCTGCCG